TATTTTTAACCAAAATTGGTTCTTGAATGATTGGTTCTTGAATGATTGGTTCTTGAATGATTGGTTCTTGAATGATTGGTTCTTGAATGATTGGTATACTTTGTTCTTTTGATATAATTTTATTAATTGGTTCATCATTTTGTCTCTCTTTTTGTTTTTCGGCGATGAGTTGATCAATATCTTTTAAAGGCTCTTCTTCTATATTATCGCTAAAATCAATGATAGGTTGTTTTTTATTAGGTATTAAATCTTTATAAGATAGTTGTGTCATTTGTTTTATTTTAACACCTAATATAGATATAAAATCATTTGTATTTACATCTTTATTTTCTTCAATTGTTTGTTCAAATAATTCTTGAACTTTAGGTAATTCTTCTTGTTTACAGTCTGAAAATAAATTTTGTTTTAAACATTCATTCCATAAATTTGCTTTATATTCATTTGTCATTATACTATTATATATTTTAACGATTAAATTATAACTCAACTGAATTATAAAATATACGACGGTATACGTTCATTTTTTCATCGGTGATTCGGGTATTCATAAAATAATTTACGCTATGTTTATTTTCTAAAAGTTTAATGATTGTATATAAACTATACATACCGCATTCACCGTCTTTGTATTGGTGTTTTTTTTTATTCTTGTATATTTTCATAGTCATATTCATTTCTTGACATTGTTTTACAATGCGATTTATAAATATATCTATTTCTTTAGGAGTTGTAATCCCGTTTGAATCTAGATATAATATATATTTATTTTCTAAATCAATAAACAAAGATACCCAATGAGATCCACCTTTATCATGTGTATCTAAGTTGAAAATAATTCCTATTTTATTTTTATTTTTATTTAATTGTTCCTTTATACTTAGATTACATAGTTCGGTCCAAACACACTTACCATCTATTATAGTATCAAAATCGATTGGAGATGGACCTAAAAATTTAAATTTTGGATAAGCTTCTTCATATTGTGTCATAACTCGACTAATATCAAAATTATTTAACCATTCTGATTTATTTGTATTCCATGAAGACGGACTTTTTGGAGCAAATATATTTAATTGTTTTTCAATGGTTTTATCAATCAAACATTTTTGGTGATTACATTCGGATAAATAGCTTCTAAGTTGGGTTTCAATTATTTTTTTTGTTTTTGTTTTTATTTGTTTATCGGGATGTTTACTATTCCATTTGTCTCTCATACTCCTCATTAGTTTTGTAGATATACACGATTTATTTTTTTTATATTTTGGATGACATTTTAAATATTTAAACGTTCTTTTCATATATTACATTTTTATTTTTTAATAATTCTAAAATAGTTTTAGACTTTTCTTTTATCATAACTTCTTTGAACTCGTCTACAAAATTGTTGGATATATCAAATATAACATGTTTTTCTTTCAATTGTTTATCCAAGGATACAATTTGACATGTAAAATCTGAAAATAATTCTTTATAAATATGATATTGTTCATATACATTTTCTGAATTTGGTTGAACCATTTTATAAACAATATCTAAAAGAATTTCTTTATCTTCTACAAAGTTATAATTCGTTTTAATTGGTTTAGATTTGCGTGAAATATAATCATGATACATAGTATATAGGATTTATTCCTTTTTCAAATAATAACGCGTTGAATTATGAAATATATTAGGGTCTAATTTTTTACAAACTTCTCTGTGTTGTGTTGTATTATAGGTTGAATATTCTTTTTCATAATTCATTGGATTATTATATAAATCGCTATTCATTTTTGGTACATAGACTGCTTGTGAATTACGTTGAAGAGCCATATATTGATTTCTTAAATAACTTTCTAAATCTATTTTTTCTAAAAATTCATCCGTTGGTCCGCGGTATCCAGGATTAAATCCTGATTTTGAATAACTCATTAATGGAACACTTGGTTCAATGTCTTGATCGATTGTTTGAAAATCAGTATATTTTGTAGGTTGTGACCTGAAATCAAAATTAGGCTTTAAAGAATGCGACGGTATATTTCTTTGATTTAATCTGACATTTAATTCGTTATCTCTAATCATTATTATATAACAATATAAATAAATATTTATTATTAAATTAATGTGCGGTATTTTTGCGTATTTAAGTAATATGATTGAGGACAATCAGTTGAATCATATGTATATGGCTGGTTCGAAACGTGGTCCCGAAAATTCAACTTTTACAAAAATTACAGATAAAGTATACTTCGGATTTCACCGTTTAGCCATCAATGGTTTAAATGATGAATCGAATCAACCAATTCAATATAAACAATTCTCTTTAATTTGTAATGGTGAAATTTATAATTATATTCAATTAGCCGAACATTATAAGTTAAATACCCAAAGTGACTGTGAAGTTATTTTACATTTATATGAGCAATTTGGTGTAGATTCCTTCAAATTATTAGATGGCGAATTTTCATTTATTTTATACGATGGTTTAAAAAATGAAATTATTGTAGCCCGTGATCCATATGGAGTTCGTCCGTTATATGAAAAAATAACATATCTTGGTTACATGTTTTCGTCGGTATTAGAAACTATGCTATTAGATACAAACACAGTACAACAAGTAAAACCCGGAACATATAGCATATATCATTATAAATATGATAGTTATGCTAAATATCTTACTCATTCATTTTATAATATTCGCGATACATATGATATTTTTCTTAGCCGTGAAGACTATATGAAAACCGCCTATAATTTACTTGAACAATCCATTATCAAAAGACTATCTAGTAGCGAACGTCCGGTTTGTTGTTTATTGTCAGGAGGATTAGATAGTAGTATAGTATGTGCGATTGCTTCTAGATATTACCGTCAACAGTCTAAACAATTACATACATTTAGTATTGGTCTCACTGGTTCCAAAGATTTAGAGTATGCTTCTATGGTATCTAAACATATTGAAAGTGTTCATCATGAAGTAATTTGTTCAGAAGATGAATTTATAAATTCAATCCCAAATGTTATTAAAGATATTGAAAGTTACGATACTACAACTGTTAGAGCAAGTGTAGGTAATTGGTTGATTGGTAAATATATAAAAGATAATACTGATTTTAAAGTTGTATTAAATGGAGATGGAGCAGATGAATTAATGGGTGGTTATTTATATTTCAATTCGTGTAAAAGTGAAGATGAATTTAAAGAAGAATGTTTTAGATTGCTTGAAAATATTCATTATTTTGATGTATTGCGAAGTGATCGTTGTATTTCAAGTCACGGATTAGAACCACGCACTCCATATTTAGATAGAGACTTTACCAAATTTTATCTATCTATTCCGATGAAGTTCCGTAAACTAACAATTGAAAAAGAGTTTATTAGAGAGACATTTGAAATGTATGACCCTAAATTATTACCGTATAAGGTTTTATGGCGTAAAAAAGAAGCCTTTAGTGATGGTGTAAGTAGTTTACATAAGTCATGGTTTAAAATTATTCAAGATAGATTAAAAAATTATAAACCGAAAAAGGTAGAGAATTTAACACAAGAACAATCTTATTATAAAGATGTATTTAATTCTTATTATGATGATTGTAGTCATTTAATTCCCTATTATTGGATGCCACGTTTTATTTATTCAAACGACCCTAGCGCTAGAACCATTGGATTATATGATAGGAATATTGTATATAAATATTTCTATATGGTGAAGCATTTTTTTACTGGAGTAGTTATGAACCGATTTAGGAAGTTCTTTTTTTGAGTATTTATACTTTTTTAGAATGGATTTTATATGTTTTTTATCATAAATATCATTTATTTTTATTAAACGAATTACAATTTCGTCGTTTGATAAATGGTGTGTATATTTCTCACATTTAATATAAGATACATTAAAATTACTTTTCATACAAATATGTATTTTATCATCTATAAAACATAACGAATCATTTTTTATATCTGGAATACAATAAATTAAATCTTCATAACTTTTTATTTTATGTAATCTGTTTGAATTATACGTTATGATATGGTCGAATAATATAGTATTTAATTTCTTATGAATATATTCAATTACTTTATTTACATAATGGTCATTATTATTATTACTATATAGTATAACATATTTTATATTATTCGTTTTTTTTTTAGAAACTAGCATTTCAAAAATATTAAATATATGTGGTCTAAAATAATCTTCAAATAATTCAAAATATAAATTGTAATCTATAGAATGATATAATTCTATAATATTAAGTATTAGAATAAATTGTTTGAAATAGCCAATGGTTTCATCCATATCAAAAATAATATGCTTATTCATAATTTTATTATCTATAATTATTATAGATAATAAAAATGACAAAAAAATTATCTATTCGTGATTGTATAAATGTACTAAATTATTATCATAAAGGAATACCTAATAACATATACAAAATTAAACGTAAAACGAATATAATAATGAATAAAAATATTTGTAAATTTTACAATAATAATAACGAGGTCAATATTTTATTATATCATTTTACTTTTAGTAAACATAAATATCTATTTACAAATACAAAAAAATTATCTATCAAACCATTTCGTTCTACAAGAAATGTGTCTCCAACCGCTTATTTGTCTTGTATATAATCTAATATATTTATTAATAATAATTCTTGGTTATTAAACTTTTGAAATAAAATAATTTCATTCATTTTTATATTGAACATTTGATTTTTATAACCTTTACATAATAAATAAACATTGTTATTTATATAGTCTACATTCATTAATATCGCGCCATTATATAATTTTAAATTATTGATTTTTGTTAAATCAAACCATCGAATATGGTGTCCCACAGATAATTCATCTAATTCGTCAATAAATCTATACTCCTTCAATACTTTGTGATAGTGTTTCAAATCTTTGCCAACAAATCCCATTTTTTGTAATATATTATTTTTCGCGTCTTTTATAATAGACGAATTCAAGTTAATTAATTTATTTTCATCCATTTCTTTTAACATTTGTCCAAGTTCTTCGTTCATGTAATTTATATATAATTGATTTTAAATTAAAATATAGATAACCCTAATGCTTCATTTGCCGCCATAGGTCCTTGGTCTAAATGTACGTTTTGAGGCGGATTTGACGCGCCCACTAATTTATTAGTCGTTTTTTCATACATTTGGTTATAGTTTTTACCATTTGCCTCTTCTTTTGTATTTTGTGGATATGGATTATTCATTGGACCTGGACATGGAACCTGAATGCTAGGCGGTGTATATATTTCTTCTTCTGAACCTACGTCTTGCATATATTCTTTTTCAAGTCCTAAATAAATTAATGTACGGTTTAATAATATATTTACTTTTTTACTGATAGTTGTATCTAATGTAAATAATATAAATATAAAAGGTACTATAAAATGAAATACATTCATAGTACTATAATTTTCTTTGCTATATGTAGGAATAAACATAATAAAACGATGAATAAACCAAAATACTATTAATAATACTACTAATTGTAATATTACCTCTATAAGTATTTCAACATTTCCTTTATAATCATCAAATGGTGGTAAATATGTTTTCATTAATTTTACTATAATTACAATTGGGATAATAGCCAAACCAACATATTGAACTACATTCATTAATTCCATTTTATCTTTTTGAGACAACATAAACATATAGTTAAAAAAAGACTCTGTATTAGACCCTCCACTAATCATATTTTGATCTATATAATTTTCATTTTCATATTCATCACATTCAACCATCTTACTTTATAAAAAGAAATTAAAAATAAAAATTACATAATATAATGTTGTCTACCCTAATTCAAGAAAAATACGACCATCCTGAAAAACAATATTTAGCGATTGTCAAAGAAATTTGTTTAACTGGTGACAAGATTGAAGGAAGGAATGGTTTTACTTATTCTAAGAATGGAGCTTCTATGTATTTTAGTCTTCAAGATAATACACTACCTATTATGACAACTAAAAAAGTAGCAATTAATACGTGTTTAAAAGAATTATTTTGGTTTTTATCGGGTTCAACAAATAATGAAATTTTACAAAAGCAAAACGTTCATATTTGGGATCAAAATGCTGAAGTTTCTAATGATTTAGGACCAATTTATGGACATCAATGGCGTCATTTTAATGCTCCTTATATTGATTGTAATACAGACTATACAAATAAAGGGATTGACCAAATACAATATATTATAGATTGTTTGAAAGACCCTAAAAAAAGATATTCACGTAGACTTGTATTATCTTCATGGAATCCGGGTCAATTAGAACAAATGGCTTTACCACCATGTCATATTTTAATGCAATTTCACGTAGCAAATGATGAATTATCTTGTTCTTTATATCAACGTAGTGGTGATTTAGGTTTAGGTGTTCCATTTAATATTTTATCTTATAGCGCATTAACTCATTTAATCGCACATCATTGTAACTTAAAAGCAAAAGAGTTTATTTATCATATTGGAAATGCTCATGTATATGACGATCATATTGACCCCCTATTATTACAAGTTGAAAAGGAACCTTATACATTTTCTAAAATAAATATAAATAATCATTATGATACCATATACGAATATGGATTATCTGATTTAAATATTACTAATTACAAATCACACGAATCTATAGTATTAAAAATGCGTAAATAAATAAATTCTATTATAACTATTCATTTATATGAGTGGTACAGCTGCTTTAGCCGCCGCAAGAAGAAGACGAGCTGGAGGAGCAAATACATCTCCACAACCTATGTCTAAACCAACATCCCCACAACAAAAGGTTTCTCTTAATCCAGTACAAATCCTACAACAACATGATAAACAAATATTTGTTTTAACAAATGAATTCAATGAAATCAAAAAAAAAAACGTTCA